ATGTCCAAAGTATTTGTATATGACGCCTATACCAACAAATTCTATAAATACAACCTCAGCGAGAACGACCCCATGCCCTATTCCTATGGCAACACCATGCGCCTGCGGGAATTCCGCGGCTCTTCGAACAGCCAGACGCTGTGGACAACGGTTGCAGCCATGGAAGCCTGGAACCTTACGCGCCGCCGCTACGGCAAGGGCATCTACATCGGCTACGCATACAAACGCATCTGGGAGGGCGGGCACGGCACCACCAGCCAGCATTACGCAGGCGTCTCGTTCGATGTAGGGCAGAACGTGTCCAGTACCGAACGCGTGCGGATCCGCGACGCTGCTGTGGCCACCAAGGCTTGGGGCTATGTGGAACCCATCAGCATGACGCCGCGCTGGGTGCATTTCGACCGCCGCTACGGCACCGCGGCCTGTTCCGGCGTAGGGTACCCCACTGTGCGCCGCAATTCCCGCAGCACTTATGTGCTCATCCTGCAGGACGGGCTGAACTATCTGATATACTTTCTACTACCAACCGAAAAACAGCGAAAACAAGCGATTTCCAAAAACTTCCTTCGGTTCGATTGCTTTTATGGAATCCCTTGCTTATGCTGAAACGCGAAAACTGTAGAAAGTGGGCGGATAATATATGCGCAGTCTGTCGGGAATTTTAGTAGCCATGGGCATCACTCCAAATTATGTGGCCTACAAATACCTTGGCCTAGCCATTGTAACAGCATATCACGATATGTCTTTGCTCACTAAAATTATTAAGGGAATCTATCCGTCAGTGGCAGAAGCGTGCGGAGTGTCAGCAGAAAGCATCGAATCCAGTATTCGCCGCAGCATCTGCGATGGATGGAATGGAGAAGGCCGCGCCACGATGGAACATCTAATGAACCGAACATTGCTAGATCCGCCTTCCAATGGCCAGATTATCAGTGCCATTGTCCTTTATATGAAAGAACACATGATTCCACCGTACTTTCCTCTTTAAAACCAGTAGGCCCCGGCAAATGCCGGGGCCTGTATTATTTCTTCAGTTGCTTTACCGCCTGGTCAATACCCGTAGCGGCAAGGCCGGACGTCACACCTACGGCCGCGGCCGTGATGGGGTCTGTTGCCGGGAAATCTGGCATACCCACATAGAGGGCCGCAAGGCCCAACAGAAGGCCTGCAAAGCCGCAGGCAATGGGAATGTACTTGTTATTGTCAAACGGCGTTGCCTTCACGACGATGCCCACCAGATAGCACAGTACCGTGATGGCCACCACAGTGGCAAGCCCGAAAATAGATACGTCCATATAAATCCTCCTTTATCCGTTGCGAATCTCAAGCTGTTCACAGCGCCGCACAATGTCACCCACAGAGTGGTCGCCATCGCCCAGCGCCTCATACGCATGATAGCAGCCTTTCAGAGTTTCCATCCCATAGGGTGGTATTTCGCCCGTTTCGATGTAGTGTAAGCCTAAGTCTATCACTTTGGCGCGCAGAAGCATCTTCAGGCCCTGCTCCATAGCTTTGTCTTTTTTTGCGTTGCTTTTTAACCGCCCCGCCGCCCACCCCGCAAAGGCCGCCACCAAGGGCAGCACCGCCGTAATGATGTCTTGCAAAAGTTCCACCTGTCAGCCCTCCAGCGCCGCCTGTGCGGCCTTTATTTTGGCTTCTGCATGCTCTGCACGTTCTGTTGCAGCTTCGGTCTTTTCCCCGGCCTCCTGGGCCTGTTGCAACGCTGTGTCGCGCTCTGCTGTCATGCTGGCAAGGCTGTTGCGCAGCGCCTTTGCCTCGGCCTTGCTCGCCTCCAACTCTGCGCGCAATGTCTCCAGCTCATTTGTCGCGGGCTTGTCCGGTTTTGCAGGTTCCTCCGGCGTCTCTATGTACTCTGCGAACTGCCAGTCCAAACCCTGCTCATAGCTGTATTTTTTGAGCAATATTTGGTCGCCGTTGCTGATGGGTCCTACTGTCACCAGACCGTCACGCACTACAATCGCGGTGTTGGGGTCAAGCCCGCTGTCCCGCACCCACTGACTGAGATAATAGCTGATGTCGCCGCCCGTGAGGTTGCCGCCGTCAGCCCCGGTGACAGCCACAATGCAGCTGCGGCCGGGCGTTACAGCGTCAAACGTGACATCATTGAGCCTGTTGGCCTCATCCGCAATATATTGCAGCTTGCCTTTGAGGTAAGGGCCGGGGCAGGCTGTGGCCGAGTACATGCTGTGCCATGTCAGTGTCTTGCCCAGCACAAGAGGGTGCAGGCCGTTGCGCCGTGCAATGTCTGCCACCAGCTTGATGAGGGTTTGCAGCGTATCATCAGCCACCGGCCAGTTCGGCGCGCCGCCGCTGTTGCTTGTCTCAATGGTTACAGCCCGGCAGTTGGACGCCCAGTGGCTATTTGTCCAGGCTATATCATCCTCGCTCACATACTGGCCTATCTGGGTGCCGCTTACGCCATAATGGCTGCTGCCCTCGCGCCCCACACGTTGCCACAGGCGGCCCAGGTCATCAATGCTCATGATACCCGCGCAATGGTGCACGGTAATCTCTGTAATTTTGCCGTAGCGGCTGCGGCCCTTGGTGTAGTTGCCCGCATACGCCTGCATGCGCTTTGTTACAAGGTTAGAGCCTATCATATCTGCGCAGCCTCCTCTCGTGCATCCTCCGGTATGTCAGCGCCGGGGCCTGCGTCTGCGTCTGCATTGACGTACTTTTCATCTTGTGCCATTTATTTGTACCTCCTTATGAAATCAGAATTTTATAAAACCTCAGATATTCGTTTGTACCGTTTGCTTTGTAGAAGTGGCGCTCGGCGTAAAAATACACACCGTTCTTTCTAAACTGACTGGGAATAGAAAATGTTTTTGTGCCGGATGCGCCATCCTGCGTTGTGTCCAATACGGCGCTCATGTGTGTGGTAATCCAGTCATCCTGCGTCAGATTCGCATTCGTAGAAAACCCGCCAAAGCCTATCCAGTTCGGGCCGCTTACGCCGTTGTTGTCCCATTGCAGAGTAATTTGCGTATAACCGGTAAGGTTCAGCGCCGCGCTGCGCACGATAATCCAGTTCCACCAGTCTGTACGCCATTGGGCGCGCAGCCATAGCTGTGAAGTGGAACTGCCCCAGAAGCCATCCTGCGAGGAAGTTTTTGTCCAGTTGTTAGCAGCTATCAGGTCTATGCCGCTGTTCCACACCTTCGTGCCGCCGATATTCAGTTGTTTCAGCGAAGTGCCGTTGCACACCACCTTCCCGCTTGTGGGAATACTTGTGCCGTTTATCACAAGGGCCATTTGCAGTGCCCCCTTCCGGTATTTTTCACAGTTCTCTCTTTCCTTACGGTTTCAGTATGATGCTTGTCAGCACCGGCTCTGCCGTGCCCCAGTTGGCCCAGTCGTTTGTCGTGTTCGTGCCCTGCAGCGAGATGTAGATGGTCGAGTTTTTCGGCACTGTCACCGTCCGTGAAAATGAGAGGCTCTCTATCCAGCGGTTCCCATTCCAGCCGGAGTGATATTCCAGATATTCATCGCCGGGGCCTTCACCTTCTCCGCCGTACAGGTTGTTGTACAGCTGGGGGTCAGATTTCCCCACGCGCACACGGGACATGGCATACTGCGCGCGCTTCATGCTGCCGGCGAGCTGCAGCTTTGTATGGTCGCCTGTCGATACCTTGATGCAGATAGCATGGTTATACACATCGGTTTTTCCGCCGTTGGAATTTGCGGACATTTGGGACGTATTGGCATATGAGCCGCCATTTTTCCCCGATACCGTATAGGCGCCCGCCTTGAGCACGTTCACGTCCGTCACCTTTCTCCATACCTCCGTCGCATTCAGATTGAGTACAGTCAGTGAGGTGCCATTCAAATTCAAGTTTCCTGTGGCCGGGATGCTTGTGCCGTTCAATTCCAGCGCCATCTCACATCAGCCCCAGTTCGGCCAGCTTCTGTTCGGTATAGGTAAGCTGCTCCATTCTGGCATACAGGCGCACCTCTTCCGCGGGCCTGCCCGTCTGGTTGTTGTACAGCGCAACGCGCTTTTTGGCAATTTCGGCGGGCACAGTGTAGTGCGAAAGGGCCAGTATCTCATCGCCCTGCATGCTCTGAAGGCGCAGCGTGTCCATAGCCTCTTCATTTTTGCAAAATGCCTCGAACTGGTCGAACGTCATTGCCTCTTCCGGCATGTAGATTTCAAAGTAATTCCGCACATTCGCACTGCCCGAAGGGCAGCAGACGGTCTCGTCGTGCACCTCATAGGTGTTTCCATTTCCGCAGATAAGTTTTCTCATTGTGTTTTTCCTCCTTATGCAAAATCAATTGTTCCTGTTGTGCCCGAAACAGATACAGTCAGCGTTTTGCCGCCCAGTTTGGCCGAATTGCCCACGCTCAGCTCTGCCTCCGGCTTGCCGCCCAGCTTGGCGGCATTCTCCACAGGCACTTCCTCGATGATTTCTGCGCCCACTGGTGCACCCTCTTCGTCAAGGCCCTGCTTCACCGCGTGCAGCGTTACGGCGCCCGTGGCCTCGTCCACCGAAAGGCGCACAGGGCCGTCAAACGTCTCGCTGGCCGTTGACGGGCTTCCTCCGCTCGATGGGGGCGATGGGGTGTACGCCTGCACCGCCGCGGCCTCATCCACCACGCCGTCGCCGTTTTTGTCGTATACCGCGCGCAGCATCACCTCGCTGCCGTGTACAATGCCCTCTATCACCTGCTCCAATTCCTCCGCCCGGCCCCTTAGCTGCTCATATAAGCTGTTAAACAGGGCGGTAGCTTGTTCCTGCATCGCTTTTGTCGGAATGCCCGTCACACCGTCCCGCATCAGCCCGCAGTATTCCTCGTTCAGCCGCTGGTCCGTGACGCTTTCCGCGCTCAGGTCCGTGGCGCCCGCGTCCACCAGCACAGTGGCAAGGTAAAGCTCATCATAGCTTTCATCGCGCACCGGCGCCGCTACCGTGGGCGCCTCTGCAAAGGAGCCTTTTTTTACAACAAGCTCCGCCTTGTTCCCCACCTTGTCCAGGCGGCACACAATGGCATCCATACGCTTCAGTACGCCGTCCGCCGCATCCAGCGTCAGGGAAAAGACCGCTTCATTCAGGGCCGCGGTCCCCCAGTATTCATCTCGCTTCAGCCATGCAAGCCCGGGCGCCACCGTCACCGTCAGCCCTCCCGCGCCGGCCGAGACGGCAAGGTTCCCTTCCGCAGAAAACACGCCGCGCGTGCGCGTACCAAGGTATGCCCCCATGTCCTTTGCTTCATATTCCGTATTGTCAAGGGGAAAACAAATCATCCCGAAACCTCCTTTGTCAGCTCAAAATCAGAAAGCACGGCGGTCACCCTCCTGCCGGTGCTTTCGTAAATGGTGCGCACGGACGAAACACGGGCCGAAAGCCTCAGGCCGTACCGGGTGAGCTTCAATGGGATAATATCCCCCAGCGCATAATCCCGTCCGTATTGCATCAGGCCCTGGCCGATGGTTGCATCCACCTCCAGCGTCTGCAAGCATTCAGCCAGCTTCTCCAATCCGCGCGCGGCCAGCACTGCGGCATATTCCTCCTCGGTATAGGTGGCGTCGGTATATGTGTATCCGCCGCTGCCGTCCGGCGCGGCAATCTGATACTTCCTGCCAATATCCTTGGCGTCTACCCACAGCTCGCGCAGATCATCTCCTGTGTATGTGCCCAGGCTCACCGTCACAATCTTCCGCTGTGCCCCTTCGCCTTCTCCGCCCACTATGGCGCAGTTCTTCCACCCGTCCGAGCCCTGCACAATCCGGATGTCCGTGAGGTTGTCAATATCGTCGCCAAAATATCCACGGTAGGCGTCTCCCTGCGTGCGGTCGGTGCCTTTATATACTTCAAAGGTCTCCACGCCCGTCTCCGGTGCAAATATCTCGCGAAATCCAAGCCCGGACGCTTTGGCCAGTGTCTGCCATGCCTCCAGCACGCCGCTCCATGTCGCCTGCGTGTCCACAGGCACGGCCAGCCCCTTCGCGGCTGCGGTCGCGCCGGGCAGCCCCCGGCGGTGCTTTTCCGCAAGGGCCAGCATCCCGGCTTCCGCTTCCTCTATCTGCTCTGTCGCCATCACCACACGGTCAGCCCAGCGCGCCGCCGAAAACACAGCCCGCACAGTCAGTTCCGCGTCCTTTCCATCGTCTGTCAGCTCCGCCTGCCGCACAATGGCGCTCTCCGCCTGCTCCGTGCAGTACAGCCGGTTTCCGTCCGCCAGCAGGGCGCGGTTTTTCTCCGTCGCGCTGCACACCAGCTTCGCCTCTCCCGCGTCCTGATACTCCTCCAGCCACTGCAGGCTGCGGATATCCTCTACGATGCCTGCGCGCTGCAAGGCTTTATCATACACATACAAGGTCATATCCCCGGCAGGCCTCCCTTCGGCAATATCACCTGCACACGCAGCCCCTCCCGGTTATGCTCCGCGTCAGAGCGGATGGTGTTGCGCCCCGGCTCCATCTGCATATTCAAATCGCTGTCAATGTCCAAAAAGCGGAAGGCGTTGCTCTCCGTGCCGTCCGCCTGCCGCAGCATGGCCCCCTTGCGCCCGTATATGGTGGAAACGGTGATGCTCTCCCCCGCTTCCAGCACCTTGTGAATGCGAATAAACGTGCGCTTTTCCACATGGTATATCTCCGGGTTCGTCACCGCGGTAACAGCCGTAAATGTCACTTCAAAGTCAAGCGGCACCGTGCCGGTATTCTCCACAGGCGTAAAAAAGCTCTCGGTATACCTGGAGATATACCACCGCCCTTCCAAAAGGCAGGGAAAGCGGAAAAGCCTGGTCAGCCCCGCTATCTGTGAATTGCCGCCGTCCGTGCTTTTGAAATACGGGTAAGGGCAGTGCAGCACGAATTGAAAGCTCTGCACCCTGGCGCCGTCTGAAAATACCGGCGTGGTCTTGGGCGCCCCTTCTATATACCAGCCCTCGCTGCCCTGCCGGATGGTCAGCCGCCCGGTGCTTCCCGGCGCTATGCACGCCAGTATGGCGCGCCGGTTTTTCTCCAGCTCCTTCAGCACAGCCCCATTTACCGTGATGTCCTTCGGCTGCACAGATTGGCTGCTGATGGTAGAGCCCACCTGCGCGGCCCCCTGTGTCTCGCTGATGGCGACGCTGTTGCTGGACGCGCCCGTAATCTCCGTCCCCCACAGCGCGCTGCCGTGTGCGCTGTGCAGCACAATGCGGCGCCCGCCGCTCTCGTAGGTCACCACCGTGTCCTTATTCACGGGTTTTTCCACCTCGCTCTCGCCAAAAAGTTCTCCGCCTCCCTCGTCAGCTCCGCGGGGCTCAGGCTGTCGTGCGTGTAAATAGTCTGCTGCAGCACAGGTGCGCCCCCCGCGGGCTGCAAAGCCATGCCCGGCGCGCCGCTTAACGCGTTGCTTCCAGCCAGCAGGTCCGTCAGCCCGCCCCGCAGAGGCATGGCGGTCAGGCCAGCCAGCCTGTTCATGGCCGACGTAATGGGCCTTGTGTTTTTCTCAATGCCCTCCGCAACACCCGCCGGTATCCACCGGCCCACCTCGTCGCGCATCACCTTCGAGGGCGAGGCGATGCCGAAAAAGCTCTTGATTGCGTTCAGGGCCGATTTTGCAATGTTGACAGCCGCATCCCACAGCGCCCCTGCCATCGCGCCAATGCCGTTGATAAGCCCGCTGATGATATCCTTTCCAAGCTGCAGCCAGTCGATATTTTTAACAGCATCCCATATTTTGCGTGCCGCCTGCCCTGCCGCAGTGCCAAGGCTTGGCAGTGCGTTCCCAATACCGGATATCAGGCTCACCACCAAATCAAAGCCCGCCGCCAGAATTTGAGGTAGGTTTTGCACGAGGCCGGTAAGCAGCGAGGCTATCATGCCCGCCGCACTCTGCCACAGCTGCGGCAGCATCTGCGCTATGCCCGAAACAATGTTCATCAGGATATTCTTACCCGCCTCCAGCACATGGGGCAGGTTTGCAAAAATGCTGTTCCCAAATTCCGCAATGGCAGAATATCCCGCCCTGAAGATATTCGGCAGCGCCATAAAAATCCCGTTTACAAGCTGGTTCAGCAGCTCCGTTCCCTTTTGCAGCAGCTGCGGCCCCCCGGCGGTCAGCCCTGCCTGCAGCTGCGGAAGAAACTGCAGAAAGGCCGCCGCCAATTGCGGCACCGCAGTCTGAATAAAGGTGATAGCGGCCCCCGGCAGGGCTTTCAGAATATTCCACACCGCGGGGATAAGGTTCCCCACAAGAAAGGTCGTCACGGTCTGCGCCAGCGCCTGTAAAGAGGGCCCAATATCTTTCCCCAGTGTCAGATTCCCAAGCACGTTGGAAAACGCCGCCTTCATGGCGTTGAAGCTGCCCGTCAGCGTGGTGGCCGCCTCCTGGGCCGTGGTTCCCGTGACGCCCATTTCCTCCTGCACCGCATGAATGGCCTCTATCAGCTTGTCAAAGCCGATGCTGTTCACATTTTCCGCCGTGGCCGTCATGGCGTCGCCCAACACGCCGGAGTCATTGATAAGCCGGGCCATCTCCGCCTGGGTTCCGCCGTACCCCAGCTTCAGGTTGTCCAGCATTTCATAGTTGCCTCGCGCCAGAGATTGATAGGTGTCCTGCACAGTCTGCATGTCTGTGCCGAACTTATTGGCGTTGTCCGCCATGTCGGCAATGGCCGTGTCGGCCAGCCTGGCCGCGGCGGCGGTGTCTCCGCCCAGGCCCTGCAGCAGGCGGGCCGAAAAGCCGGTGACGGTCTCCATATACGCGTTTGCCGAAAGCCCCGCCGTGCGGTACGCCTCCTGTGCGCTGGCCGCCACCTGGGCGGCATTCTCCTTAAACAGCGTCTCCACACCGCCAAGGCTCTGCTGCAGGGCCGCGCCCTCTGAAATCGTCGCCGCCAGCGCCTTGCCGATACCCGCCGTTACTATCACATTGCGCAGGGTGCCCATCATCCGGCTGCCAAAGTCCTGCCCGGCGGATATCCCCGCCGCGCTTGCCTCGCCGCTCAGCGCCTTTGTGATGCTCCCTTGAATGCCCCGGGCGGACGGCACAATCTGTACATACGCCTTTGCCAGCTCTGTGGCCATTTTCCTTCACCTCCCCGTAATGCGCGCCCACGCCGCGCTGAAATCCTCCCCGCTGCGGTATGCCTGTATGGGCCGGGCCGCGGCCCCTTCCCCCAGAATAGCCTGCAAAATAGAGCCGGGGCGGCGGCGCCCCTTCGCTCCATCTCTTGTCTGCGCCCACACCAGAAAGGAAAGCCTGTCCACTGCCGCCGCCAAAAGCAGGGCGTCAATGGGCGCCGCCGCTCCCGCAAGGCGCAGCTTAATGCGGGAATTTCCCCTCAAACCGGCCGCAAGCGTTGCCAGCTTCCCAGCCGGCAGCGCCCGCATGTCCAATATCCCGTACGTCTCCGCAAAATCACACGCCAGCGCGTCCTCATCTGCGGCCATCATGCCGGCGAGGGCTATCAGTTTTTTCCCGGTTTGCCCAGCGCCTCAAAAATATCCATGATTTCCTGGCTGATGGCGTTCACCGGCACGCGCCCGTCCTCCGTGCGCAGGTGCTCATACAGCGCCCCGCGCGCTGGCCCCAGCACCATGCGCACCACCGCCGAAAGGGCCAGCGGGTCGTCCCCCTGCATCCCGGCCAGCGCGTCCACCAGTTCCATGTTGTCCAGCACGGCCTCCTCCAGCTCAAACGCAAAGCCGGTTTTGGTTTTTCCCTTTATCATGCTCCAGCAGCCCCCTTGATGTACTCATAGTGCGTGTTGCCGTCCCCGTCCGCGGCCGCGGTGATGGTCGTCTCATACCCCACGGCCTCCTCGTCCGCATAGGTAATCTCGCCCACCTCGCTCACCTTGCCGTTCGGTATCACAATGCGCTTGGCCACATTCCCGCGCAGAATCATGTCCACCACCCATGCGCAGGCCGGCTGCTCCGTGTTATTGGCCTTTACGGTGATGCCGGTTTCCAGTGTCCCCGTCACATTGGCGTCGCCGTACACCGCCTTCAGCGCCTCCACATTCAGCGCCTCTATCAGCGTGAAGGTGAACGTGTCCTCCTTCGCGCTCTGGTATGTGTAAACCACGTCCCCGCCCCACGCACCGATGCTTTCGCTTTCCGGGCTGTTCTCGTTCGTCAGCCCGTCCTCGCTGGCATAGCCCAGCTCCTTGAAGGCCTCATTCAGCTCGCTGGAAGCATCCGTGGGCAGCGCCGTACCCAGCGGCGCGCGGAAAATGGCGCCCCCCGTTTTGGGCTTGCTCACGGTCACTTTGTTCGAATCCATTTCCGTCTCTCCTCTCTCAATAATGCGTGATATCGTATACCGCCTGGTAGCGGTATCTCTTCATCGCGGTGTCTGTAAAGTTGTAATCGCTGTTCAGCCTCGCGGCGCACACCTCCGGCAGCAGGGCAAGGCTGTCCATGGCCCGCTTCACGGCCTCGTTCAGCCGTGCCGCCTCCAGCAGCGTGCCCGCATACGCCTGTATGGCCGCCGTGGCGGTGCAAATGTGGCCGCTGCGCCCGCCGCCCGTCTTTTCCACCAGAACAAAAGCCGCCGGGGGCTTCTCCGGCAGCTCCATGTACACAGGCACGTCCAGCCTCGCGGCCAGGTGCTTTTTCACCGTTTCCTCTATCATCCCGGTCACCTCAGCGCCTTCAAAAGCGTGTTGTTCTTCAAGTTGTCGGCCTCGGCGGCGCCGGTGGCGGTTCCCACCAGCGCCACCACGCGCGTTTGCGCCGTATACACCTCATAGCCGTCTCCGGCCCGCTGCCGCGCCGCCCGGGCATGCTTTTCCACAAGGGCTCGCAGCTCCGGGCTGCGCAGCAGCTCGCGCACACCCGCGCTGTTCAGCTCCACCCGCAGCTTACTCATACCGCTCCACCTTCACCTGCTTGTTCCATGCAAGCGGCACCATAGCCTCAATGCCCTGCGTCACACCGTCGCAGGTGCGGAACTTTTGCCCGAAGAACTCCACCGTCACGTTGTCCCAGTCGTGCGTGTCCCCCTTGGGGATGCCAAGCGTGTAGGCAATGTGCTTTCCATACAGTTGCAGTTCATTCACAACGTCCTCGGCGCTTGGCTGGCCCACCAGCACATTTGGCACCGTCTCCGGCGTCTCCTCCCAAACGGGTGCGCCAAACGCATCCACGCCGGCCTGCTTCTTCGCATACAGCGTAATGTCAATCCCCCGTATCATGGCGCGCCTCCTCCACAGGGCTGCGGACGCCGATCTTGTTGCCGGCGCCCAGCAGCCTTTTTTCCAGTTTCGAAAGGTACAGCTCTCCCACGCTGCCGCTGTTCATCGTCCAGCTCTGGCTGTAGCCCAGCGCCGATGCGCTGCCCTGCGTCGCCCCCGTGGGGAACAACGCGGCGCCGCCCTCACCATCGCCCAGCACCCTGCGCACCATCCGGCACGATACCAGCCTCTTGGCGCCGGCCTGTACCTGCGCACCGCAGGCGTCGATGATAAGGGCCGCCTCCTCAAGCAGTGCCTCGCACCGCTCCCGTTCCTCCGCGCTCAAGGGGCGGAACCCCGCCTCCACATCTGCCGCTTCGGCGTACTTCATTCGTCGTTCTCTCCCATCCGTTGTATACTATGGTTTCCCCAGAGGCGCCGGGGGCTTTTGCCGCCGCCCCCCCCCTTGTCCGGGAAGTGTGGGCCGCCTTATTTCTGCGCGCGCTGCCGCTTCCCGGCAGCCCGCGGCGCCTTTACCGGTGCAGGGGCCGCTTTGGCCCCTGCACCGGCGCTGTCCTCCACGGGCCTGTGTCCGGCGCGCACATATTCCTCCGCGCGCTCCGGCGCCACCCACATGCGCGTCCCCGTCAGGCTGTTGATAAACTCCGCCATGCTCAGGCCCCCGTTTTCGCCTTGCCGGTCAGCTTGTTGAACACGGTGGTGTCGCAGCGGAAGCCCACTTCAATCTCGGCGCGCACGGCAAACATGTTCTGCTCAAACAGGTTGATGGTGCTCTCGCCGTCCGTCAGGGTGGCCTGGTCGGAAATGGCGATTTTTACGCCCTCCACCGTGCCGTATACGGCCTGTGTCCAGTCGCCTGCAAAGCCCACCACCGCGTCGGCAGAGGCCGTCTCGGCGGTGTATGCGCCCTTGCTCTGGCGCACCGGCGCGCCCAGTATCATCGGCACGGCGCCCTCTGCCACGCTGTTGATAAACAGCGGGCGGTCGTTGCCGTCCACCGCAGAAAGCAGAATGGCCTTGCCCTGCGGCGCCAGCACCCAGCCGCTCAAAATGCCGTCGTGTGCGGCAATGTCCGCATCGGCAGCCACAAGGCCGCCGTAGGCGCTTGTCAGAATGCTCTGCGCCGTGCAACCGCCCAGGGTGTCAAAGTTAGAGCCCGGCGCGGTGCCGCCAAACACGGTGGCGTCAAACTTTTTCGCCAGCGCGCCCGGCAGGCGCTGCACAATCGCGTCATACAGCGCGGGCACATCGCGGCGGAACTGGTTGGAAAACGGCACAATAACAGCCAGCGTATAGGGCGTCATCTGCTTTGTTGCCAGCGTGCCGCGCTTCACCGGCTTTTTCTCCGTCTCACCCACCCAGCCGGCTTCGGGGTCTCCGGTAATCACGGGGATAGTCATGCCCAGCCCCGGCAGCTGCACCTGGCGCGCCAGGGCCATAACGGCAGACGCCTCCTGCGTTTTCTGCCATATCTCGCCGGACACAGCGCCCGGCAGGGCAATCGTGGTTGTGCGGTTGATGTCAATAGATGCCATATTATTTTCTCTCCTTTACCTTACTGCCTGTGAAAACCACTCGGCAAATTGTTCTCTGGGCGTGCCGCCCGGCCTGTTGGGCGGGTCGCCGCCATCCTTCACGCTGGGGTATCCGCCGTCTGCGGCAAATGCCCCGGGGTCTGCCTTTTGGTACGCCTTCACAAAGTCCTCAAGGCCCAGCAGCGTCCCGTCCTCCTGCAGCGGCAGCTTTTTCGCGGCCAGGTCTGCCAAAAACGCTTTCTTCGCGCTCCCGCTGGTAAATTTCAGTCCCGCCGCCGCGCTGCCCGCGGCATACTGCGCCTTCATCTCGTCCAGCTGCTGCCGGGCCTCCTGCTGCGCCTGTGCGGCCTTTTGCCTCCACTCAGGGTCATAGCCCTCCAGCTTCCTGTTTGCCTCCTGCAGCTGGCTCTGCGCCGCTGTCAGCTGTGCCTTTGCTTCTGCGGCTGCCTGCTTTTCCCGGTTGACGTCCTCACCGTGCATGGCAAACACCTTCTGCACCTGCTCGTCGTTCAGCCCCAGGGCCTTAAGCTCCTCTGTTTTCATCGTTTTCTCCTTTCGCTCCTTCAGATAGACTTTGTAAGGCGGTCGTCTCCGCCTGTCTGCGCGGCCGGTAAGCCCCGCCGCCGGGCAATAAAAATGCCCGCCCCGGCCTCGTGCGGCCAGCGGCAGGCATGAAAAAGCGCCTTTGCAGGCAAGTGCAAAAGCGCATAAAAAAACCACCGCCCACAGGTGGTGGTTCAGCCAAACGCTTTTTTCTCGTCTTCTTTTGTCCACAGGCCGGCGCGTTTTAGCATACGCACTGCGGCACTCGCACGTTCCCGAGCAGGGTCTCCGGGACAGTCCAAATAGTTATAGTGCTCATCATCATCTCGGTACGGCTTCGCGGCAAAGGCCAATTCTCGCCACTCCAGAACTTCTTTTTCAGTTAAAGTGAAGCCCATACTTTTCATCCCTCTCTGTATATTTTTCAATCCACGTTCTCCTTGCGGTGAGCGGCCCTTAAAAGGAAGAGGAGCCGCATTTCTGCGACCCCCCTTATCAGAACGGTGTTTGGCAGGCGTGGCGTTCTCCTGCATCTCTCGGGTTTCCCCTGTCGGTACCAGCGGCGTGTGGCTGCCACGAAATTGACCACCTCAAACACCTTTCTTATCCTATGCACATTATAACATTCCTATTCACGTTTGTAAAGCACTTCACTCTGCCGCAATAAGCGGCGGTAACGTTTATCACTGATATGCCACATGGAGATAATTGAATTTGAATAGTTCTCAGGGTCGCCGCTTACTTTCAGGCGAAGAACGATTTCAAGCCTGCTACCGGCAGCATCCTCTAAAAATATATTTTTTATCACCAGAGCCGTGTTGGGCCTGTTCCCTCTCAGAATATAATCCGGTGCTTCAAGAACCGTCTGCAGATGAGGCGCAAAACGTTCGTAAGTGCCAGGATGCCCCTCATTCACATGCAAAATCTGCTGGTTCGTAATAATAACTTCATCCGTCTGTATCTCATCCGATACAACCTTATACAGTTCCTTATCCAGCCTGCATACAAAATTCACGTCCGGGTTCCCGCCATTCTGTTTAGATGTATTCAGTATACCATTCCCGCCAGCATTCCGCAATGTTCTCTCTACACCAGCCGCCCGCGCCTAGCCGTCTACACAGCCTTGGCCGGTGTGCCGCATCCAAAGCCCTGCACCTGTACGCGGGAAGTGTCCGGCCGCAAGGCCGCTGGAAACGGGCATGAAAAAACCACGGTGCTTTTGCATCGTGGTTTAGCTTTTTACAACCTCAAAATTCCCAGCAGGGTAAAGATAGTCCTCTCCAGTATCATCAACAACACGGTACCAACCGCGCTCAATGGAAAGTACGCTGTAGATTTTGCCGTGTGTCAATTCAAGAGGCACCGTTTCCCCAATATAACGAACCTTGTCAATCTTCATCGTACAACCACTCCTTTACTTTGAATTTCACTTTACTGCTTCCATTTTGGAACCAGTGAACTTCCGCTCGAATCTGTTCTCCATCAACATCTACTGGTTTGGCTTTAGCTTATTCCGGAAGCACGAGGACACCTACGCCATCGATAATTCCAACTTGTGTCATGTATTTGCCTTCTTCATCTTTAAGTTCAACTTCATACATGTCTTGGCCAAGTTCTTCAATGTGCAGAACTTTGGCGGGGAATTCTTCATCTTTTTCAAAGAAATCCTTAATTAACTGTAATTTATCCATACAAATCACCTTACAGTGGCATTTATAAGTTGCATATCCGTGGTCAAGCGTTTATCATCTATCCGTAAAAATCCAAAACGACCATCCCGTCCTAAGTCTAGATATCTTGAAACATCGCCGTCCGCAGTCTGTGGGTCAACATAGTGTATTGAACTTCCAGATTTTTCGGCGATAAAAACGTGGGCTACCCTATTGCGGCCTTTCCACTGGACATATATTATATACCGCGCTCCATCTGGTGCATTTTGCAATTCTGTTTGTATGTTCTTTTTGGTTTGATAGAAAGCAAATTGGGGTGTGTTCCCGTTCGAATCCACAAAACATTCATTACCCCATTTAATTATATTATTTTGAGATGGTTTTGGCAACGCTTCAACATCATAACCACGCCTGCGAAACTCGTACGCCTGAACGCAGCGTTGACAGTTTATCTTGTATTCGCGCCCATTAGCATAGTTGGGATTGGCTTTTAAGGCAGTACGGATATTCAATGGGACACCTTGTGTCTTTCCATTGATAACCATTTGATTCTTTTTGGGATGCCTCTCCGCATACGCCGCCCGCTTCTGCGCGTTGATTTTGTCCTTGTTCTGTGCGTACTGCGCCCTGCGCATGGCGTTGATGTCGCCGTTCGCCGCATTATACTGCGCCAGATACTTCTCCGGGTCATATCCCGCCACGTTGGTGTTGCTGTCAAAGCGCACGGCGTATTCGCAGTCGCAGTTCGCGTGGATGTGCCGCGCATGGCCGCCCTGCAGGGTTTTCTTTCCCGCGCGCCGCCAGCCGCGGCTTGCCAGCATCAGGCAGAACGGGCAGGTGTCCCCGTGCGGCACCCATGCAAATTCCGCCCCGTCCCGCTGCACGTTCTTCAGTGTGGTGTCGGCCCCGGCCCGCTTCACAAGGCGGCTCACCCCGCCCCGCAGCAGGGGCGGGCTGCGCCGCATGGCCTCCACCATCCGCGCCACCTCCCCATAGCCTGCGGGCTCGGCGGGCGCCCCGGGCGGGCCAGCCGCGCCCGCCCCCCCCGGCCGCCCCGC